GCAAAGCCTCAGCTCTAACTTTGTATTTACGATAAACATTATCTACAGTTCCATTTGGTCCTTCCTCTAATGCAATAAGATATTGAGGAACTGGAGTAAACTGAATAGGATTTATATCATCCCCTGGCTGAATGAGCATAACAGCAGTACCTACACAAAGGTCCAATAAAAATTCACCCATAGCTAGATCAAAGTTTGATTGTCTTAACAAAGTAAACATTTTATCTAAATACAGATCTAATGCTTGTTGCACCTCTGCTTTTCTATCTGCTGGTATGTCATTCCCAGGTTCCAATCTGCACCATTTTTTATAGGGAGGAAATAGGCCAGATTGAATTCTATTAGCAAATCTTTGAGTAGAATGAATAGCTGTACTATCAAATACCATGTTCATTTTATTTTGACCTGGTACAGTTCCCTCATAATAACCATCATAAAGATTTCTTTGTGGAAGAGCATAACGATAACAATCCTCGTAAATAGTTCTCCATTGTTCTTTACGAGCAAATGCTTTGTTTGATCTATCTAAAACTTCTCTTGCTTTTAAATACATTATGCAGTTCCTTTGTTTCTGTTTGCAAAATTTCTAGCAGCCTCTTTACTACCAAAACCCCATGCCTTGAGAGCTAGAGCTAATCTTGTTGGCCTACCTTTATCATCTTTCATAGGTCCTTTGTTTGCAGCAAACCTAGCAGCAAAGCTCACTCTTCTAGGATTGTTACCTTTCTTAACTGGTGATTTAAGATTACTACCTTCTTTTCTTTTAAAATAATCTCTACCAGCCTGGTTCAATCCTCCAGATGGGTTCTGATATTTTTTAGCTACCATCTAAATAATTATTCCTCCTAAGACAAAAGAGATAATCAAAGCACCAATAAACCATTTATGTTCTTTTGCTCTTCTCTTCCACTCTCTAGGAGTATGACCAAATATAATCATGCCATTACCTTTTTCTTTTTATTTTTTAACATAGCAAAATCTTCACCACTAATTTTGCCATCTTTGTTTGCATCTAATTTTTTTTGTCCACCTTTTAACTTAGATGCTTTTTTCATTTTAATTTTATATTTCATTGTTGCCATTATACTAACCCTCTCTTTCTTTTTTTTCTTGGAAACCCAGCTCTCATATTTGAATATGCTTTCTTTGTAATTGTACTTTTAGACTTTGACCTGGAGGTACCAGACTTTTTTCTATTATTTATATTCCTATACAAAGACACTAGCTTACCAATCCTTTCTTTCGTTTTGATCTTAATAGATCTTTATCAGCTTTTCTTGCACCACCTTTACCAGTCGCAAAGGACCGAACTCTTCCTGCGGCCCAAGCATGAGCTGATACATTCCTCGATCCGCTGGAATAATATGCCCCCAATCCACGAGAGTAAACTTTGCTCAATGTAGATTTGGATATTCCACTTGACTTGGAATACTTTGCTATAACATCTGCTTTACTCATGCCTTTGCTCTCCTCTTGCTTATGTCATCCATCATAGCAGCTGTTAATAAACCTTTCTTATATAATCTTCTTGTTCTCAATATCTCACTCTCTTTTGCTTTAGGGTTCTTTGCACCAGATAAATATTTTAATGGTACTCCCTTTTTACTCTTCGGAACTTTCGGAAACTTTCTGCTCATCCTCTTGCTCCTTTGGTTTTCTAAATTTTGGATTTCTTATATAAACTTGTTCATGACTATCCATAAGACATTAATCCTTTCTTTCTGGATGATCTTTTCTTTTTTTTATTTTTAGATTTTTTGTGATAGCCAGGCATTATGCACTCCCTAACTTATCACCATCTCTTGGATTTCTTATTGGTGAATAATCTGCTGTAGTTTCCAAACCAGGTCTTGGAGTGGTTGCCATTAATTGAGATCTTCTTCTAGTTCTTTTCTTTAATCTTCTAGTAAGTTTTTTACCTTCAGCCTCAGTTTGTTTTGCTACCTCAACTCTTCTTTCAGCTATTGGACTAGCTGGAGGTGGTGGTGGATCTTTTTTAATAATCTTTCTAATAATTCTTGGAGCTCCTCCCATTATGTCATCATCCTTTCATCACTCATTGGATCTCTTACACTAGCCACATCAGTAAGTGTTGTACCTACTCCCAAAGCTGGTAAATCTCTATCTTGAGAATAAAGTAATCTACCACCTTTTCGTCTAGTACGAGATCTTGCTGCAAGTTTTCTTATTTCTTTTTTTTCATTTGCCTCAGCTCTTCTATCTCTCTCATTCAATAACTCCTCATTCCTCTTCATCTCTGGTGGAGGAGTGTACTTAGGAGTTTTGAATAAGCTACCCATTACTTTTTACCTTTAACACATGGACTATAAAAACAAGTACCCATACAGAATACTAAGCAAACCCATTTTTTAAAAATTTTTTTTAACATATCAAAATAACCTACTATACATTATCATGTCTTTTTTATTGAAGGAATATTTTTTTAATACACCTTCTCTCTTAAAATATATATGTTCTATCCATTTGACACTACGAACATTGTTAGCACTTACAGTTACATGTAATCTATGAAGGTTGAGCTCATCAGCTGCCAACTCCATAAATTTTTTTGCACCTTTATGAAATTTCAATCTCCATTTCTGTATTAGTTTTCTATCTGGTATGAGCCATAACTCAGCAACTCCAGGCCATTGTGGTACAATACCAAAGCAAACTATGGGCCTACCTTTATCTAAAACTGTATATCCAAAGCCTTGTTTAGTACAAGCATCTAAATAATTTAAGTAACCTGGTATCTGATCAACATGCTGCCTATCCTCTGGATGTAGGTCCATAAGATTTAGTAAATATGATTTGAATGGTAGGACTATCATATCCTTACCATCTACATTAAAAATACTTTCAAGTGTTTGTAATCTCATAAGTGGCTCTATACTTTTTTGGTATAACAAATTGCTCCATCCTTTTCTCTGATATAAAAATAGTAAATTCTTTTTTTAGTTCCATCTCTCCTCTTTTCCAAACTCTTACTAACCATTTTTGTTTAACATCTTTATTCATCATCATTCCTATTAATTATATAATAAGCAATAATAGTAGCTATAAAGATAGCTATCATACCTACAGCCAACATTCCAAATCCATCAGCTACACTCATGCGAATATATCAAACTCTGTACTTGCAACAGATTGCTTAAATTTATTATTAGTTCCTCTTGTTAATCTTTTATGCTCACCACCACCAAGTAATAAATACATAAAGGCATCACCAACATGCGAATGTTCATTCTTGTTTGGAGCATCTCTATATCTTTCACCGCCAGATATTTGCACTCTTTTAAAATGATAGCCACCAGATAATGCCTTCCTTAATCTTTGACATCTCTTATCTACAAGCAAACCTGGTTTACCTTCTATCAATCTATTCATAGGCATAGCTCCAGCCTCTCGTCTTACTCTGAAATCATTTGATGCAGTAGGTCTAGCAGTCAATCCTATAGATCTTAAATGATCAAAAGCTGTAACCTCATAGATCTCATCTCTCTTCATACCAGCTGGATCTCCATGGACCAGTACCTCAAACTTAGGAAACTTACTTGCTAGTTCTGATTTTAACATCTCACCAAATCTTTCTAATCCCATATCAAAGGTAACTAACTCATGTAAAATATTCCAGGTACCTTTTGTAGTTCTTTGGCCAAAGATTGCAGCTGGTGTCAAACCAAAGTCCACACCTACCTGGATAGGTAAACTTATATCTGGTTCTAAAAAGTCTGCTGCCATCAATGTATCATCATACTCAGATAAAACTGGTTTACCCTCTTGCACATAAGTATATAAACCTTGAGCATAACATCTAATCCAATCTAAATTTTTTCCGAGTAGTGTTTGTTCATAGTAACCAGTCGGTAAATTTTTTTTATTTTCTGCATTTGGATTTGTCATCCACCATTTGTTTGCTGACATAACAAAACCATTAGCCTCTGGATTTTCTGGTAGATCTTCTTTGGTATATTCTACAACTGCACCTGGTTGCTTAAAAAAACTCCATCTATATTTACCTTTCATCTTTTCTTTTTCTGCAAGTCTGTACCACCAATGATCATCATCCATTGGGTTAGTATCCATGATGATACCTCTCCAGGGTTTGGCCCCTCCATCTGATAATGTAGGATACCTTCCAACTCTATGTGTTAATCCATCTATAACAGCTTTAGGTAATTCTCTTGCCTCGTTTACCCAGGCACCAGTTAGTTCCATAGATAAAAGTTTTCTAACATCCTTTGGTTGGTCCAATGCTAAGAAGATAACTTCACAATCTATACCTGGAGCTCCATCTCTTGATGGTAATTTTATATGATGTGTCAATGGAGGGCTCCATCTAAATGGCCCCCAAATGTTTTCTGGAAATAACTCTTGCCAAGTTTTAATAGTAGTTGTCCTAAGCTCTGGATAAGAATTACGAACTACAACAAACCTAGAATACTTGATCCCATCCTTAGGACTGGCCACTTGCTGTACAGCTTTCAACATTATCTCAGCTGCACATGCGTATGACTTGCCAGATCCAACTGGCCCC